ATAACACTGGCGGCATGATTTTGTCTGATGGCGTAAACGTGCTTGCTCAGTCTATGGCTTCGGGTGCTGGTGCGGCTGTTGCTCTGACCATCAATGGTGGTATCTCAGCAAATAGCACTTACGCAAGCTAAGGAGAAAGCATGGCTAACTCGAATGCTGTAGGAACTCGGTATCCTGACAGTTTTGGTAATTATCTCATTGGCACTACCTCTACTCCCACAGGTTTGGGAAGCACTGGTAATGCTATTGCGACAATTCCAACTGTCGGTACAAGCTACATTGTTCGCCGTATAACCGTGGCTGGCGCAAATGGAAGTGTTGCTCTTGCAAACGTCACCATCATTAACAGTAGTGATGGTGGCCTTGCAAACGCAGTCTCTAATGCAACTGTATTGGCAAACATTACAGCAACAACCAAGTATCAAGATTTGAACCTGACGGCAAACACCGCCACAACAATCTATTCTGGTTCGTTGTTCTTGTGCGTTAATACTGGTGCAGCAGCCAACAACACGGTTGAAGTCTCTGTATACGGTGACATTGTGACTCTATGACGGAAGTTGTCTACGTAACCAACAACTCTGACAAAGACCTCAATTTTGAGTACCACTTTGTTGGAATTGAATTCCCTGTTGGCAAGACGGTAGAGATACCGCTTCAAACAGCCAAACATGTGCTTGGTTACGGAGATGATAACAAGGAGAAGTATCTCGTCCAGTTGGGCTTGATACGACTTCACAGCGAACTTGAAGAAGCAACGGAGCGGTTCAAGCGGATAGAAATATCTGAAACCAATCCAAAAAAGAATAGCTCGTTACCCTCGGCTATTGGCGTAGTACCCTTGAGGATTGAAAAATCCTTGGGGGGAAAGTCCAACCAGAGGGTTGCTTAACATGAAAGTAACATGGCAACTCTCTCTTCCTACATCACGGAAGTACAGCGACTTTTGCATGATGCAAACTCTGTCTTCTGGTCTACTGCGGAGCTAACGGACTACATCAACGATGCCCGTGAGCGAGTAGCGAGAGATACAGGGTGCTTGCGTACCCTGCAAGTAACTGCCACCCCAATTTCCAATACAGGCGTAGCCGCAACAGCATGGGCAGAAAGTACCCCTGTTACTGCTGGTCAATTCCTGTTTTCTAACATCTTTATTTATGAAGTTACCACCACGGGCACGACAGGCACAACTGCGCCTCCCTACCCTGCTTCTGGTGCAACCTTTCCGCCGTCTACACCTTTCACTGATGGCACGGCTCAACTGACTTATTCTGGCCCTGCGGAAATAATTCCCTTTGCCACCTTGTCCAACGGCACAACCTTGGACATCTTGAACGTCAACATTTACTGGGGCAACAGCCGCATACCTTTGCGCTATTTGCCCTGGTCAAACTTTAACGCTCAACTGCGTTATTGGCAAAACTACGTAGGCAGACCCATTTGTTTTTCTGTCTATGGACAGCAACAGATTTACATAGGCCCAGTTCCTGACCAGGCTTATGTTGTCGAGATTGACAGCACCATCTTGCCGACACCTTTGTCTTTGGCAACATCCAACGCTGTTGACCCTATTCAAGACCCTTACACCACTCCCGTGGCTTTCTATGCGGCTTACAAAGCCAAGTACAAAGAACAGAGTTATGGTGAGGCTGAACTTTACAAACAAGAATACACCAAGCACGTACAGGCAGTGTTGAACTCTGTCTATACGAGGCGCATCCCTGACCCCTACACCACGTTCTAATCATGGCAGCAGCAGAACAAAAAAAGTCTTATGCTGTCATTAAGAACTTCAAAGGTCTAAACACCAAGGCCAATAGGACAGCTATTGATGAGGAAGAGTTCTCATGGATTGAGAACGCCATGCCTATTGGCTTTGGCAACATCAAGATTGTTCAGGCTCAGTCTGTTGTTGTAGATTCTGGTAATGCCGCTGTATCGTTTGGCAACGTAGTTTCTACTTTGGAAAGCTGTAATCTGGGGTTGTCAGACTACATCCTTGCATTTGAAGCTAACGGACGGGGTGAATATTTCAAAATTGACAGTGCCACAAAAGGCAATGTGGCTATCACTGGCACATTCTCTTCTGCCAATGTCTCTACCGCCCAATGGAAAAATGAGTTTGTCTTTATAGGTGACCCCGACAAAGGTTTGTTTACTTGGAACGGCACTGATTTGCTTGCCGTAGGTGGCGTAGGTTCTGTAGGCATTACCAATAAAGGTTCTGGCTATACCTCTGCGCCAGCAGTAACCATCTCTGCTCCTAACCAGACAAACGGTGTTCAGGCAACGGCAACAGCAACTATTGCTGCCAACGTGGTTTCCTACATTTCCATTACCAACGGTGGTAGCGGGTATACCGCTGCCCCTACCGTAACCATTACAGGTGGTGGCGGTAGCGGTGCAACTGCCATTGCCCAAGTCTTGACCTTTACCAAAGGTGCGATGGTCATTTCTGTTACCAACGGCGGGTCTGGTTACAACACACCTCCAGCGGTCACCATCACTGGCGGTGGCGGTGCAAATGCTGCGGGTACTGCAATCGTGTCTGGTAACGCCATCACGGCGGTCATCATGACCAACGTGGGTAACAACTACACATCTGTTCCTACTGTCAGTATTGCCGCTCCTCCTACGCCAACAGGCAACACTACAGCAACAGCTATAGGTGTACCCAACCTTGACTCTATTGTCAGCGTGGCAACCTTCTCTGGGCGTGTCTGGGTGGCTACAGGACGCACAGTTACCTACTCATCTTCTGTCAGCCCGTTTGATTTTGTGTCCGTGTCTGCGGGTGCTATCACCCTGTCTGATTCAACTTTGCACGGCAACATTCAGTATTTGATGTCTGCCAACAACTTCCTGTACATCTTTGGCGATGACAGCATCAACGTATTCTCAGATGTGAGGGTGACCACCACAGGGTCAACCCTGTTCACCAACACCAACGTGTCTGCCTCTGTTGGTAGTAAGCTGAAATACGCCGTGTTTCCTTATTTCCGCTCGGTGTTGTTTATGAACAACTACGGGGTGTACGCCCTTGTGGGTTCAACAACCAGCAAATTGTCTGACCAACTAGACGGCATCTTTCCCTATATTGACTTCACCTTGCCTGTTACTGGCGGTCAAGTGTTGCTCAACAACATTTTGTGTGCGGCATTTAACTTCTACCTCAACAGCAGTTTTCCAATCACAGACGGCTCACGTTATGTTCAGGCTATCTTCTTTGAGAAAAAGTGGTTTATTACCAGCCAGGGCATACAAACCTACATTACATCCGTGCCTGTTGGCGGGTTGATAAGCATGTACGGGGTCACAGGGGCGGCTTTGTACAAGTTGTATGCCTCTGCCACAGCCAACATATCCAGCGAGATACAGACGGCTCTTTCTCCTATGAAAGACCCTATTCGTACCAAGCAAGCCTTAAAATTTGGCGTAGAAGCAACGCTTACCACTCCTGCAACTTTCAACGTGACGGTGGACAGTGAGTATGGAAGTAGTCCTGTTTACTCGTTGACCAACACGGGTATTGATTGGACAAATGTCTACGGGGATGTTGTACCTTGGGTAAACAACTTTAGCACTGTTGTTCAGTGGGTTACTTCTACGGGATATAACTTGTATAAATCAGATGCACAGCAGTACGGCAAGTATTTGGGATTGACCATCACTTCCAACAATGCCGCATTTATTGTGAACACAATTGAGTTTGAACACGAATTAAGAGTGAGGTTCTAAATGGCAGTCCCGTATACCTTTTCAACAGCCACAGGCTCTTTGCCGCTGTCTCAGCTTGACAGCAACTTTTCTACCGCCATTACTATTGGTAACACGGCTGTTGTGCTTGGTGACACCATCACCACCATCAACAATTTGACCCTTGGTAACGTAGCCATCACAAGCGTTTCTACTGCCTTTCCTAACGGGTACTTGGCAAACAGCAATGTGATTGTTGGTACAACCACACTGACTCTGGGTAGCACGGTTACGTCTATTAACGGTTTGAGTCTGTCTAACGTAACCATCAGTAGCGGTAATGTGACTATCTCTAACGTCACTACAACCAACGTTACTGCGACAACTGCAAACGTAACTACAGCAAATATAGGTACGCTTGTTGTTATAGGAGATGCGTCTGTTGGTGGCAACGTCACCATCACAGGTAACGTCAGTGCAGCAAAAGGAACATTTACCAGTGCAAACATTAGC